AGTTTAATGAAGGATGTAAGACCACCTGCTGTGATCGCAAAATCACTAATCTCTGTGCCGCTGCCGTTGGGAATACCAACGTCTGCTCTTTTAAAATTTTCTTTTACTTGAATTACGATATCAGCGTTGTGACCACTCAAACCAACAAATGTGGAGTATTTGTTTCTGGTTTGAAGATTGTCGTACTGTTTTGAAGTTGCCATTATGATCCTCTTTCTAACTTAACTGAGAAGTCTAAAACTCGAAGAAAGTTATTTTTGTCTTTTGATGTAATATCACGAAGATGTTTTTGATTTGATTCATTAAGAGAATCATGTGTGTTTAAGATGTAAGATGCCATTTTAGGAGTGACTGAAATATTTTCGCCGCTTCTCAAAGTGATTGATTCTGTTTGATGATTCGTTCGAATCTCACTTAGCAAAGGTAAAATATTTTTTGTCACAAACATCTCGTCTAGTTTTCCTCTTGTGTCTTTTGCTAACGACTCAAGAATGTTTCTATTTTCGTTGTTCTTTAGTTTCACAACGATGTGGCTTCCTGTTCTTGATGCCACACCAATTTTTGCTTCGTTCACAGCAACCATAAATCGCTGTGAACTATCTCTATCATTAAATTTGAACCTGTATGTCATGTTATTAGGAATATTTTTTAATAAGTCTTGATAGAACGTCACTTTCATGTTCTATTTTAAAGATGGCCTTTTCAATCGTGTTTTTGTTTTTCTTGATGTACTTAGCAACTTGATTGATATCACCATTATATTGTTTGAGTAATTTTTCGATGGTTACAACAGAACCTGCTAGGCCTCCTTGACCCATTAAGTTTGCTGGTCTATCAAGAGTGACCTGTTTTGGGTCTAACTTTGCTTTTGTAGGATAATAACCTAGGCCACTAGGACTAACACTCATTTGTCTTAACTTCTTGAAAACTTTTTCAACGTCAGTTCCCTTGAGAAGTTTTTTAAGTTTTTTTTCTGAGTCAGTCGGAGAATCGTAAGACTCACTTACCTTTTTTTTTACACCCTCGTTCTTACCTTTGAAGTTCTTGTCAACATAATTGAAGAATTCTTTTTTCTTTTCTTCTGACTCTAACTCGCCAGGATTTGAAACGCCAAACTTCTTCAAAGCACTCTTAAAAAACTTTTCGTAGTCTGTTTCTTCTGACAACTCTTCATTGACAACTTTAGAAACAATTTCCTCTGTCAAAGAGTCTGTCACCTTTTCTTCGACTTTTTCAGCCAAAGGATCAAGTGTTCTTTGAACATCGTGGGTTTCTAGAATGTGAAAACGACATGTGTTGATCGCTTCGTTTAGTCGAGTGTTCAACTCGTTCTCGATTGCGTTTTTGAAGTTGAATGTGTTTTCTTCAACTGCTTCTGCGATTGCTTTTTTTAGGTTCAGGCTCATAGTTTTTCTCCAATGAAACTATTTATAAGTTTAGAAACCACCATCTTCTTCCTGATATTGGGGATTCTCTTTTTCTGATTTGATTTCTTCGTCCATTTTCGTAATCATGCGGTCATCTTGACGTAGAATGACTCGACGAATGTGATCATGTGAGTAATACTTGCCAGCATACTCTGTGATAGATTGAAGCAATTCAAGTCGCTCTCTTTGCACCTCTGCTTCTTTGAGTTCCGAGAAGTACGAATCACGAAGATATACAAAGTTGATGTCTTCTTTCATGGCTTCAAAGTCTTCGGCAGAAACAATACCCTTGAGTCGAAGTTGTGTTTCGAGAAGATCGTAGAAGAACTCAGAAAACTTCGAGCGAAGTTGTTGAATAAACTTCGTAAACTTTAACTCATCACGAGTAATTTCTGTGCTTCTTCCAAGGTTAAATTGTGACTCACTTTCAAGACGACTCGGTGGCACATTTAGTGACTTGTAAAGTTTCTTTAAGAAGTATTCGACATCTTCTAACTCACCGAGATTCTGCCCACCATCAAGTGTTGTAATTTCTGTGCCTCGACCACCTTCTCGTCTTGGCAACCAGAAGTCTTCCATGATCGACTGATGATGGCTTTGATCTCTAACTTCGCCTGTGTTGACATCATATGTCAGTTTGTTCTTGTATTTCTTTTGAATGTCTTCAAGATACTGTTCAGCACGAGCCTTTGGCAAGTTACCGACATCGATATAAAAGATTCTTCTTTCTGGTGCTCTTGAGATACGATAGATAACAATCGCATCCTCTGTCATCTTTAATTGATTAAGAGGCTTGATCGCTTTGTGCAGATAAGAAAGCATTCTCTTGCCTGAGGGGTCTGGCAAACCAGATGGGCAGTAAACAATTGTATCTTTCGAAATTTTGATGCCTTGTTCGTCTTGATTGAACGAGGTATGAAACCCCTCTGGGTTGTAAAGATAGAACTCTTCTTTCAAAGATTGTAATTCAACACCAGACTCAGGATCTCTTTCTTTATCCATTTCACGAACCTTTTTGATTTTAACAGGATCGATAAAACGAATTTCTTGAATACCATCTTTTTGATTTTCTTCGTCAATTAATGTATGAAAGTACAGGCGACCATCAATGTACCAACGACGAAAGATTTCATGGGCTCGTGTTTTTAGACGAAGTAATTTGCAAACATTGACAAACTCTTCGGCGATTGCTTTTTTAACTTTATCGCTATACTCAATGTCATCAACAACGATCTCAACGGGCATTTTTCGATCATCGTGAACAATTGCTTCATTCACGATATCTGTGATTGCTTGCTCAATCTCAGGATAGATTGACATCTTTCGATACTCATTGATAAGTTGTACATCAGATTTGTTCTGTGTATAGCCATCTAGATCAAGATAATAGCCATAAGACCCAAAACCGTAAGAAGAACTTACGGTTAAGGCGCCATCTTCATTTTCTGGTGCGATTACACTTTTTGGTTTTGTGTTTTCTTCATCTTTACCAAAAGTGAATCCGAATAGTTTTACTGCCATTGGTTACTCCATTACAACAAAACTATTTATAGAGGTTTAGTCAGTTGTATTTGTCTTAAAGTATTGATATTCTAAGGTTACTGTGAATTCTTCAATAGCACCTGTAGACTCATAACTCAACTCAATAGGACTCACTGTTGATGGCCAGCAACCAACAATCTCATAAGTTTTTAATTCTTCATTGTTCTTACCGAGTTGTGTGACTCTCCAGTTTTGTTGAATCTCTTGTAGAGAAACAGAACCGATGTTACCTTCCATGCTATTGATCAAGTGATTCCACTTTTCAAAAGCATCACGAAGCGAGAAGTCAGTATCATTAATGATCGTAAGTTCCCATGGTTCAAAGGTTCGATCACCAGGAACTTTGAGAACACGACCACGGAAAGGCACTTCAACTGGCTCAACAGTCATACCAGGAATCGAAGCACCTTTGCAAAGAAAACGAACTAAGTTTGATGGACCGCCACCACCGAGTGTGTTACCAACTGAACCGCCAATTGCTCGACCTTGAGCACCAGCAGCAGCACCGCCGATTTCAGCAAGCAAACCAGAGACCGGACTTGGGAATGTACCCTCGACACGGAATAAGTTTGGTCTTGCACCACCGCCTGGCAACTGTCCTTTAAAATCGTCAATTCTAAGCGTCATTTATTTTCTCCTTAGGCGAATGCGTCTTGAACTTCTTCGAATGCCACGCCAGTTCCAGTAGCGATGAAACTGAGTGTAATGAAGTTGATTGATCTGTTTGGTTTGACAAAGATATCTGCAACAAACTCATTTCTATCAATCACAGAAGCAGGGTTGTTTGAATCGTCACAAACAACTTTAAAGTCTGTGATGCCTCTGCGACCTTTCACATCACGCAAGAATGGCTCAACGAGATTTCTAAACTGTGAACGTGTGAACGAGTCGTTGAATTCGAACAGGCTAAACTTCGCTGCTGTTGAGATTGCTTTTTCAAGAACAATAAACAATCGACGAACATTGATTCTGTCGAATGCACTTGGTCTTGTAAGCAATGTCTTGTCACCGAAGAGAACTGTTCCTTCGCCTGGGAAAGACACAACAGGGTTGATGCCATTTCGATACAACTCATCACGAAGAGATTCGCTTGGGTTGAACGGCAAACTCACAGCGCCTCTAACTTGACCTCTACTGAATCCTGCAGGAGAGAACCAAGCATCAGCAACATCTTCTGATCTTGCTACGCAACCAGCGATGTCTGCGTTCAGAGGAACGTTCACAAACTGATCGTTGAACTTGTCAAACATCTTCTTATAGCCACTATCCATAGCAGCATAAGAACTATTTTTGTTTACTAGATTTTTAAATGCGATGACGTTATCTTTCGCAGCACCAGAAGTTGGGCCGACAACATCATCGACAAACGGCGAGAAGAAGACCATGAAGTCTTTATCTTTATCTGCTTGATCAACAAGATTTTGAATAACTGTCGCACATTCACCAGACGCTCCACCAGGTTGACCAGCAATAACGATTGCCACATCGTCACCTTCACCAGCAAACAGGCCGTATCCTCTTGATCCTTCAGTGAAGTAGTCACCACTGCCTGCTGTAAGTGAGTCGATACCACCAGTCATAACAAGTGAATCAGCATTTGTGAAGCCACCACCGAAACTTAGACCGTATGTCGAAGTTGTAGAGAGATCAGTATCAGATACTTCGGTGCCAGCAGTTGGGAAGTTAGATCCTCCAAGAATGAACTTCGAGTCTCTTTGTAGAACATCTTTCCAGTAGATTGATGTGCCGTCAGAGTTTTTAGCGTTTGATGCAATAGACAAGAAGCCAAACTTTTCAAGAACTGTTCCGACTTTACCAGAAATCTTTCCGCTCTTGTCTTTAAC